ACTTCGAGCAGAGGCTCTGCGCGATGGCCGGGTACTCCAGGGCCAGCTCTAGCCGGACATCAGTGTCTCCCGTGATGGACAGCGCCGCGCTGTCGGGGGTGGACGCCTCGTTGTCCGGCCCGCCCGGCATGTACAGGTAGGTGTCGAGGTTCGGGGTGTCCCGGGCGATCCGGATGGGCGTGTTGCGGCCCAACTTGCCGTAATAGGGCGACAGTGGATGGTCGGGGGTGAACCGGCCGTCGAAGTTCTTGAATGTCAACGCGGCGGTGGACGCCTCCATGCCGCCGGATTCGGAGCGGTGGCCCCTGGCCACCGTGATCCCGGCCTCGTACAGAACGTAGGAGGAGACGTCGACCCAGGACCCGTCGATGAGTAGCCCGACGTAGGGGGTCGCCACGGCTTACCGCCCCCCCCCGAGGGCTTTCTGTACGCTGTTGGGGCCTTTGCCGCCCCGGAGCCGGACGTTTTTCTTGATGAAGTCCCAGAGCAGGCGCTCCAGTTCGGAGCCGGAGCCGCCCGCGAACTCCAGGACCAGGTGGCCACCCCCGCCTCCTGTGCCCATGAGCCGCCGCGTGTCGGGGTTGGAGTGCACGGTCGAGCCGGGGGCAAGGTCGACCAGTTCGGGGCCGTGCTCCCCGACCAAGGTCTGCCGGGATCTAGGCCCGCCACTTGCGGCGCCGATGATGCCGCCCGTGAAAACTGGCCGCCCTCCCATGACGAAGCCCCCGGAGGTGAGCCGGGGGTCGATGCGGGCGCGGACGTTGACGTCCACGGTGCGTCCGTGCAGGGAGTTGAGGACGCTCTTGGCCTTCTTGACCTGGGCCTCCAGCTGCGCGATGTACGCCCTGAGCTGCGACTGCTTGGACTTGGGCACCGAATTGATCAGGCTCTTCGCCCGTGCGATCTTGACCTGCAAGTCCGTTATGTGGCCCTTGAGCTTCGACGTCGCGGTGGTGTTGTCCAGGGTGTTGAGCTTCCGGATGCTCAGCAGGTACTTGGCCTCAAGGTCGTTGATATTGGCCTTGATGTTGGCGGTGGCGATCTTGCCGTTCGCCTTTCTCAGCGACTCCTCGGCGGTGTCGAGCTTGGAGTTGAGGTCGGAGATGTCCGCCTTGAGTTTGATCTTCGCTTGGGCTGTCTTGCCTGCGGCCTTGACCCGCTCTCCCCATCGCTCGACGGCGTCGGAAGCGTGATCGAACGAGCCGACGACGGAGTTCTTCCAGTCGTCGATGTCCTTCGCGGAGCGTTTGATTCTGGGCCCGATGCCTGGGATCCACCCGAACGCCTTGGCCGCGCCCTGGACGATCCCGTCGAAGGCAGTGAGGATGACGTTGGTAATGATCTCGCCGGTGCGGATTGTGGCTTGGGCCAGGTAGACCATGCTGTCGGTGACGGCGTTCCGGAATCCCTGGACCTTCTGGAAAGCGACCGTGAACGCGATCCCGAGCGCGACAACGGCCGCTATTGTCGCGCCGACTGGGTTTTTCAGGTACAGCGCGTTGACGCTCGCCTGGGCTGCGGCCCACGTCCGGGTGGCGAGGATTACACCTGCGATGGCCGGGACCAGCTCGTTCAATAGCTCCTGCGGGGCTGCGTTGATAAGCCGCGCGAACGCCTCCGCTATCTTGAGGGTGGCGCCCGAGAACGGCGCCATCGCGATCGACAGGGTCCCAACGGTTTGGATCAGGTTGCCGAGCAGATCGATGATGCCGGGCAACTGATCCTTCATTCGCTGCACGAACTCGTTGAATTTCTCGTTGCCACGCAGCGACTTCGCCCAGTTGGCGAACCGTTCGGTGACGTGCTCAAGGCCACGGGACAAGCTGCCGTCGGACACCGACATGAACGCGCCCAGGAACGCGCCCACCCCCACCACGGTGTTTTTGAGGGCGTTCAGCAGGTGGGGCAGGCTCTCCTGCCCCATCAGGGTCAGCTCGCTGATGACACGGTCCAAGGTGCCGCCGCTGGCACCGCGCTCGATCGAGGCCAGGAAGCCATCAAGGGCGGATGCGGCCACTTTCACCAGCGGGGTCAGCCGGGGGATGACCCCCTGCAAGTCCTTCATCCCCCGGGTGAACATCGGCATTGTGGTCGAGGTGAGGGAGTCGGACCACTTGTTGAACGTCTTCCGCAGATCGAAGAAGCCCATGGCTGCGTCTGCGGTGGCCGGGGGCATCTTTTTGAGGAGCGCGTTGTACAAATGGAGGTTTTTCTGCGCCTCGGCGGAGTCCTTGCCGGACTTCATGACCGCTTTGTCGTAGGCATCCGAAGCCGCCACCAGATCCTGGATCGCGCTGGCCTGCGGTTTGATCGCGGCCCCGAACGCGCCGAGCGCGGCTCCAGCCCCGGCGAACTCGGCCGCCAGCCCGGCCACGGCAACCCCGATCGGCCCGACCAGCGCCTGCCCGACCGCACCTCCAGCGACAATGGCCAGTCCCTTGAGCTCGCCCACCATCTGCTCGAAGTTGTTCTTTATCCCCGAGAGGGCACCCTTCGTTCGGTCGTGCGCTTTGACAATGATGGTTACTTCATTCGCCATTCGGGGTGTCCTCCTCTCGCGGCGTTCCGATGCGGGCGATTAGGGCGTAACGCATGACGGTGGCGTCTTCGCGGTCCAACTGACTCGGCGGACAGTGGAACAGGCGGCACAGGGTGAGAACTTGTTCGGCCTCGATCAGCTCCCAGGGCTTGTCGACAGTGCGGCCATCGGGATATTGACCTCCGGGAACCGAGGCCCAGAGTTCGAGTCTTTTCCCAGTTCTTCATCGACGCCGCCGACCGCGCTTGCCCACGCGTTAACCACGCCCATGGCAAAGTCGGGGTCCTGGCCGAGGAGCCCTTCCTTGGTTGGCGGAATGGCGACGTCCCGGCCGTCTTCGTCCTCGTCTTCGAGGTTCCAGGAAACGAGCACCCTCGCGAACCTGGCGAACAGCTCCTCCAGCGTGTCCACGTCGGATTCGACCAGGCCCGGGTTTGCCTGGAGCCGAGTCAGTAGCCGGGAGATGGTCAGGTACTCGCCCATCGAGGTGGACTTGGCCCGCACCTCCAGACCGGCCATGGAGGGGTCTTCGAACTGCAACCGGAAGATCTTCTTTTCGCGCTTGTACCCCACGGCACTCCTTAGCTGTTCGTCCAGGTCGGGACCGTCCCGTCGCTCAGCACGCCGGGTGTCTGCCAGGTGAGGGCGCCGGAGTCTGCGCGGGAGACCTGGTAGTCGGTGAACAGCGCCTCGCACGACAGGTACGGGGTCGCGCCCGAGGTGGGCTGGATCTTCGTGGTGCGCGCCACCGACGTGGACGACACCGACGAGAACACGTCGTGGGACTTGTCCGTTGTGGTGTCGAAGACGCCGTTGAACGTGACGGAGAAGTCGGCCAGCAAAAGCAGCCGCTCCATCGCGGACTTGTCGACGCCGGTCGTGTCCTCAACGCCCCGGGGTACGGCGAAATCGAAGTTAGTTACGGAGCTGGAAATGTCCTTGGCCGTACCGCTGGAATTGTCGACCGTGAGCGTCGCGCCGAGGCCGGTGAGTTTGGACATGGACGATTACCCCCTTTGGATCTCGGTTGCGAGCCGGTCGAGGTTTTCGGACATTTCCTCGACCCAGAACTCGGGTTTGGTGTGCCGCCGGACGGGTGTACCGAACGGGTTGCCGCGCCAGTCGCCGTCGCGGACGGAGAACAGGGACGGCCGGTCCAGGCGGCGCATATGCTGCGACGCCCTGAAGCAGGGCTGCCCGGACTCGAACACCAGCCAGGTCTCGCCGTCGGCGACGCGCAGCTCGGTGTACTTCCGGCCGCTGGCTCTGGCGGTGTGCAACAGCTGCGGGGTCAGATCCTCGACGCGGACACGCCAGCCGTTCCGCCAGTGCACGCAGTCGACCTCGGCGCAGGTCGCGCTGACGTAGTGGGTTGAGACGGGGTTGGTGATGGCGAACGTCCGGTACGCGGCAACCGGCATCAACGGCATGATCGCCCGCTGCTGGCCCAGCATCAGAAGGTCACCCCGGCCACTGAGTTCTTGTTGATCACGACTGCGAACGCCAGGGAGGAGAACCCGCCGGTCGTTACCGTGACGGCGCGCAGGTAGCGGCGGATGGTGGCGGTGTTGGAGGTGGCCTTCCGCTCCGACGTTGGTGCGGCCGTGATCTGCGTGAACGACAGGCCGGTCACGTCGGCGAAGGAGGAGTTGTCCGCCGAGTCCTGGATCTTGACGGTGGCATCGGTGCCGGTGAACGAGAACACCTGCAAGTACGCCTGGGCGCCGAAATTCAGCGCTCCCGTGGTGTCGATCGAGGACCCGTTGGTGGCCGATGTGTCGGTGCGCTTACCGGCCGTCAGAGACTTGCCCCACTCCAGGCCGTAGCTATTCGCCTGTGCCTGCGTGGTAAACCGCAGCGCCCCGGAGTCGGCTCGGTTCCCGTCGTAGTTGATCTGCTTGGCAACCATGCAGGCGGCGGGGTTCCCCAGCGTGGTGCCACGGAAATAGGCCACGGCCACATCGGTGCGGGGCAGTGCGGATAGCACCGGGTGCGCCTGACCGGCGGCGATGTTCATGTAGGTGACGAACTCCATGGACCCGTCGCGGCGCAGCAGCACCCGCTCATTGGCGAACTGGGTGATGGCGGTGACGTCGTCGATTTCGTACGGCGAGGAGATGTTGGACAGCGAGTTCACGTCGCCGGACAGGTCATAGCCACCGACGTAGAAGTTGTCGCCCATGCCGGTCTGCTTGGTCACGGCGCCTGCCCCCAAAGATCGTTGATGACGCACGGGATGGTGAGGTCGACCACGCGGAACAGGCGTTTGTCCTGGCTGAGGTAGCCCGCCTGCATAGACAGGGGGGTGCCGGTCTCACCGAGGAGGTCGACGTTGCGGACCGTGCCGCCCAGCTCGAAGTCGCCGGAGTAGGCGGCCATCAGGACATCGACGGCGGCGAGGATCTCTGGGTCGATGGCGTCCTGCGGTTCGGCGAGCATGTTGGAGTAGATCCGCAGCGTGAACACGACCAGCCCGGAGGTGATGGCCAGCCCGGAGCCGGTCGGCACGGGGCCGATGCGCTGCGCCCAGACGGCCGCCGTCAGCCCTCCCCCAGGTGGGGCCGATTTCGGTTCGTGCGTGTTGACCTGCTCGAACAGCCCCGTCGACAGGGCGTGGCTGACAATGCCGTCCAAGATCCCCGTGACGTTCACTGCATCCTCGCCACGTGGCGGCGGACGGTGCCCGCGATTAGCCGGGGAACTTCGCCCTCCAGCTTCTGATGCGCTCGGCGGAACGAGGCGTAGCCGGGGAAGCGGGTGACCGGGCTGTTGCGGGAACCGGTGCCCTCCAGCCACGGGCCGTAGATGATCCCCCGGTCATTGACGACCCTGGTGAGACCGGAGTTCTTAACGTTGATCTGGGTCTCGTAGTACGGCGTGGGATTCCGGATGGAGCTGTCCAGGTTGGACATCACGTCCGAGTAGCCCTGTTGCCCGACGTCGTCGAGCATCTCGTGGATCATCGCGTCGACTTCGTGGGCGGCCCGACCGTCGAAGATCGGGCCGTTGAAATGCACCTCGGTGGCCACGTCACACCGCCCGGACCCGGGCCTTGCGCCCGTACAGGGCGACCGCCCGCTGCTCGGCGACCCGCAGCCCCCGGCCGGACGCCTCCCGCAGGTTGTCGCCGGAGCCGACCTCGCGGGCGTAACCGGAGGTCTCCTGGAGAAGCTGGTCGATGGCGACCGCGATCACGTAGTCACGGACCGGGCCGGGGAACACCTGCCGCGAGATGGCGTCCGTGGAACTGTGAGCCGCCGCCGTGGTACCCAGCACGCCCCGGGCGACCGTCAGGGTGCGCGGCGCGTAGATGTCCGCGTTCGCGGAATGAGCGGCCAGCACGGTGCCGTCCCAGGCGCGCCGGACGGTCAGCACCGACCCGGCCACGTCCACCACCAGCATCCGTTCGGAGCCGATCAGGATGGTCTCTCCGACGACCGGCGCCCCGGTGGTGGTGGACATCGTGATGGAGACGTCGGCGGCGCTCGCGGCCAGGGAGTCGGCGGCGTCGATGTTGACCCCGGTGTCGGCCATCGTCTTGCCGGTGACCTGCATCCGCTCGGAGCCGACCAGGATCAGATGCCCGACCCCGATGGCGGCGGAATCGGTGACGTCCACGCCGGTCTCGGAGTCGTCGAGCGCCTCGGCGAGGGCGCCCGCCGGGATCGTGTCGTTGCTGTAGCCGTACAGGCCGGTCAGCGCGATCGCGCGCTGGGTGGTGGACCCGGAGGAGAACGCGGCGGCGCCGGATAGGTCAATCTCGACGTGGGTGTACGGCGGCTCGTCCCGGTTGTCGGAGCGGCGCAGGAAGTAGTCGGCCGGGGCGATGGTGGTCCCGCCGGAGATCAGCGCGGTCGCGGAGATGATCTCGTTGTCGTCGAGCCACAGACGCCACGACCGGGACGGCTGCGGGCTGGGCCAGTCGAAATAGCGGGTGGCGATCTCGGGGTAGAACCGGCGATGCAGGCAGCCCTCGACGGCGCGGGACGCGGACTCGACGGCCCGGTCCACCTGCGCGTCGGAGCGCGCGGTCGCCTTCGCGTCCAGGGCAGCCTTGACGTCTTCCCTGGAGCAGTACCAGATGCCCAACCCTTGCCTTGCTTTCTGGCCTAGCCGCCCGCGAGCGGCAGGATCATGGCGTTGGCCTGCGGTAATGCAGGAACGCCGCCATGATCGAGGGCAAGGGGGGTTAACGTCGCGTGCTGCGACCGCGCCCGCTAGCCGAATAGCTAAGAGCCGTCCGGGCGCCACCCGTCGAACCGGCAGAACAACAGCCCGTCGGGTCCCTGCTCAAGAGGCTCCCCGTCGTTCGGGCACGCCTGCGGAGGCCGCGAGCGCTCGTCCGCTGCGAGCTGTGCGGCCTCCGCGTAGATGTCGAGCAGCTCGTACCAGCTCACATCAGTCTCTTGGTGGCCGCGATCAGCTGGTCCTTCGTCAGATCCTCGGCGCCCTCGACATCGAGAAGCTGGGCGTAAGCCAGCCATTCGGACTTGGGGTCGGACGACGCGGGCCGCTGGAGTTCGCTGTGACCCTCCACCGACTCCTCGCCGGGGCCCTCAGCTTCCGCCTCCGGCTCCGGGGCAGCGGACGCCTCCTCCGGGGCGGGTTGCTCGGCCGGGGCTTCCTGCGGCTGCTCAGGCTCCGGCTGAGCCTCTCCGTAGACGGCGGGGTCGTAGCTCGCGCCCCCGTGCACGGTGATCTTTGGCATGTCGTCGTTCTCCTTGCCGATGTGGTCGGGGGACGAGCAGCGCGGGCATACCTGGCCCGGACCAGGCTCGTAAGCCTCGTCGCAGACCAGGCACACCCACACGGTTGCCATGGCTAGGCCGCCACCAGGGTCGCACCGTCGGTCAGCGGAACCCATGTCACGTACACGGTGACCGCGCCGTTGACGGAAGCCGCGCCGACCAGGTCGACAGTGCCGGTGGTGACCACGGCGTCCAGGTTGACCCGGCCGCCACGCAGGAACTTGCTCGCCGCCGTGGTGCCCCGGTCCAGGCCGACGACCGTGCCCACGGCCGTGTCGGTGGTCCCCAGGTCGGTCGCCGTGACCAGGACGATGGTGTCGCCCGTGGTCGGGTCGTTCTGGACGGCCAGGGTGCCCGAGTCGGTGGTGATCGCGGTGGTCACCTTCAGCCACAGCCCGGTGATCAGCACCTCCCCGCCCGCGACCGTGAAACAGTTGATCGTCGGGTTGCCGGAGATCGCGCCGGACGCCTTGCTGACCGGCCCGAGACCGGCGATCGCCTTGCGGAAGGCGTTGTTGTCGTTGAGTACGGACATCTCACGCCTCCCCTAGCTCAGCGGGGCCACGAGGTTCGCGGGGGCCCGCTGAACGTCGAGGTCGTGGAGGATGTACAGGCACGCCGACAGCTGCGCGTTGGAGCCCTCCCCGCCGGAGTTCAGCGAGATGTAGGAGTACCCGTCCGACAGCTGCGAGGCGGAAACCTCGATGACGACGATCTGCTCCGATTCGGCCGAGGTGCCCGCCCCGCCCGCGTCGGTGATCTCCGAGGCGGCCGACTGGGTCACCTTGGTCCAGGTCTCGTCGCCGTCCAGGGTCGTCTCGTTCTTGAGGTAGTAGTGGTCGACGATGTCCAGGTCAGCGGTGGTGCCACCGGACGATGCGGTGTGCTGCTGGAGGTCGTAGGAGTGGTCGTCCCCGGCGGTACCGGCGCCCTTGAACACGACAACCGTGCAGCCGGAGGCATTGCGGAGACTGACCCGCTTGCCGGTCTGCGCGGTCTGGGCGTCCACAGGCGTCCAGCCGGTCGACAGGTCGAACAGCCTGCCGAGTCCTTCCATGATCTTTCCTCTCTTGCCCGGGGTTTCAATGCCGGGCTAGTTCGGCCCTACCGGGGCGGGGCGGATTCCCCGCCCCTCGGGCCTAGGGGCTCTTACGAGCGGGTGGCGAGCTTCACGAACGGCGAGAGGGTGTTGGAGCCCTTCTGCGGCGTGATCGCCGACTGGATCCAGGGGCGCCCGTCGACACGCTCGATGATCCGGAACGCGGTCTGGTCGTTCGCGAACTTGTAATGCGGCGAGGTTTCGGCGGCCATCGTCTGCCGGTCGCCGATCAGGTAGTAGCCCAGGTCGACGAAGTTGATGTCGCCGACCGTGCCCACCGTCTGCGCCTTCTCCGTGAAGATCACGGGGCGGCCCAGGATGGTCATCGGCGGACCCTGCGCGCCGTTGTTGAGCCAGATCGCCGAGCCGCCCGTGCCGACGGACAGCGCCATCGTGGCCAGCTCGGGGAACGCGTCGTTGTTGACGATCCACACGGCGCGGCCCAGCGAGCTGGGCAGCATCCGGGCGTACATCTTGACGACGTTCTCCCAGACGATCGTGGCGGCGGCCTGGCCGGACTCCTTCGAGACCGACACGGCGGCGTCGGCGTTCAGGAACCCGAGCGGCTCGCCCACTCCGGTGCCGGAGAAGAACGCGGTGTCCTCGAACCAGCTGATGGCCTCGGGGAACACCTGGCCGAGGAACGCCTGGAAGGACAGGATCGAGTCCTGGAACAGTTCGTTGGGGATCTCGGCGTAGCCGGTGAGCTTCTTTGCGTCCAGGACGACGCGGCCGAACTTCGCCGACGACTGGGTCAGCGCCCCGGCCTCCTCGGTCCAGTAGCCGATCAGGCCGCCGTGCACGCTGGAGGCGTTGGAGGTGGAGTCGATGGTCGGGAACGGCACCCGCAGCGTCTCCATCGGGATCACGCGGGCACGCGGCCGGACGATGGCGGTCTCCAGAGCCACCCGCAGCAGCTCCGAACGCAGCGTCTCGGGGATCAGGAACCCGCCGTCGGCCGGGACCGTCGAGCCGAAGGTGTTCTGGATCGAGAGAAGCTTGTCCTTGATGGCCAGCGCCTCGGGCCGGGAGTTGCGGTACCAGATGGCCCGCAGGTAATCCTCGGGGCCGTCGAAGCCCAACTCGTCGACCTTGGCGCCCGGCGCCCGCTTGTTGTACAGCGTGTTACGGGCCGGGGTCGGCGCGTCCTCGGGGTTCAGGTTGACCCTCTTGACGCCCTTGGCGGTGGGGTTCTCCCGCAGCCACTCGCCGAGGATCTGCTGGGTCTGCTCCCGGACCTGGTCCAGGATCGAGGCGTCCTTGTCGCGGACGGCCTTGGCGTAGTTGCGGACGAACTCGCCGAACTGAGGCTTCGGCTTGCCGCCCTCGAAAAGGTCCGCGACCCGGCCGTCGTCGAGCATGGCCTCCAGCTCGTCGGCGGTGGTCGGGATGGTGTTTTGCGTCACCGAAAGGCTCCTCTCATCGCCTCACGGATGGAGACCGAGTCGATCGACACGGCCTGGTTGGGCATGGCGGGGGTGGGCGCGTGGTCTCGTCCGGCGAACTGGAAGCAGCGCAAGTCGTACTTGGCGGCGACCGGTTCCTTGTCTTCGTCCGGGTCTTCGTCCGGGGGTGCCGGTTCGTCTGGCTGTCCGGGGCGCATCGGCCCCTTCTTCGTGGGTGCCGTATCGGCGAGGCGGGCAGCCACGGCCTCGTCGGCGGAGAACCAGGTCTCGGCGCGCATGGCGTCGCGCCAGTCGGCGACGTCGCCACCCGCGCGGGTGGCGTAGATCTGCGCGATGGTGTCGGAGATCCGATCGAGGGTGGCCGCCATCTCCGTCATGTCGGCGGCGTTGCCGAGAACCAGCCCAGACGCGTCGTGGATCATCATCTGGCTGGCGGGCTTCATCTCGACCACGTCACCGGCCATGGCGATAAAGGAGGCGGCGGAAGCGGCCAGGCCGTCCACGGACACGGTCACGTGGTCGGGGTGATCGAGAAGCATGTTGTAGATCGCGATGCCGTCGAAGACGTCTCCGCCGGGGGAGTTGATCCGGACGTTCAGCGAACCTCGGACCTTGCCCAGGGAGTCCGCGACGTCCCCGGCGGTGATCCCCCAGAACCCGATCTCGTCGTAGATCAGCATGTCGGCGCCGTCGGCGCGGTCAACGAGCTGAAGGCTGGGCCGGTCCTTGCCGTGCGGCGGGCGCGGCCGGGCGTCACGGTTGCGGAGCCAGCCGGTCACGGTGGTGAGCAGCCGCTGGTCGACGGGCAGACGGTGGACGTGATCCTCGCCGCCGCCGCCGTCCTTCAGGTGGGCGCGTAGATGCGCCTCGACTCCGTCCTTGCCGTCGATGTTCGCGCCGGACAGCCGGGCCAGGCCGTTGCGGACGGCGGCCATGTTGGCGGGGCCGCCCTTGGTGCGGTGGTGCGGGAACTTGTAGGACGCTTTGTTCTCCGGGTCGCCGCTCGGGTCGTACCAGGCGTGGCAGTACTTCAGGGTGGCCGGGTCGTTGGGCATGTTCTTGCGGGCCGCCCCGGCGTCCCAGGCCGAGTCCTCGGTTCCGGTGTGGTGCACGGCCGACGCGGCGTCCTCGACTGGAACGACCGGCTGCCAGGTGACCGTCGTCGTCGCCGTCGTGGTGGTGTTCGAGACCGGCCCGAACCAGGACACGCCCATCAGCTCTCCTCGGTTTGCTTGGGCCGGTAGACGGCGACAACGTGGCCCCGGCAGCGCTGGCGGCCCTCGCAGCGGATGTAGCCGCCGGTCGGATACTCGGCTTCGGCCTGGGCGAGGGTGTCGCCGAGGAACCGGCCGTCGACCTCGCGGCAGTACGTACAGGTGTTGGCGTCGTTCAACTCGGAGCCGTAGAAGGCAAAGGTGGGGGCGAGCCGCATGGTCGCCATCCGCCCGGCGTGCTGCGCTCGGTGCACGGCCGCGCCGAGCTGGTCGCGCAGTGCGGCGTCGGTCAGGTCCCCCAGGTCGGCCCTGACGCCCTGGCCCACGTCCCGGCCACTGGCTCCGGGGGCCGCCCGGCGGATGGCGGAGGCTGCTGCGGCGGCGGCCAGGCCCACGGCCAATAGCCCCACCGCCACGGCGGCGAACGCTGCCAGGTCGTCTTCGGGTGGCGGCACCGGCTGCACCTCGGCGCCCTGCGCGGCGGCCTCGGCGGTGACCTGCCGTGCAGCTTCCCCGCCGACGTCTTTCAACGACGCGGTCAGGGCTTCCTGGGCCTGTTCTGTGGGCGCGGTGATGGCGGCCAGCTGGTCGACGTCCCCGGCGTCCACGAGCTGCTCGACTTGGCCCACGAGGGCGTTGGTCTGCGCGTCCTGGATCGGCCCCCACTCGGCGATCAGGGCGTTGAGGGCCTTGTCGTGGGATGCCTGGACGGCCGCCATCGCGGCGGCCATGTCCGGCGGTTCGGGATGGTCGGCCGTCCCGCGCGTGCGTGACCGACCAAGGAAGGCACGCGCGGGACGACCGGAGGGGGCGGGCTCGGGCACGGCGGCGGGCGCGCCGTAGCTGATCTCGGGCAGGCCGACGGCGGACAGCACCCCGGCCGGTTCCCAGCCCGCATCGGCAAGCGCCTTAGCGGCGTTGGCCCGCGCGGTCAGCTCGGCGCTGGCCAGCTCCCGATCGTCGGGGACGGGGTTGTCGTAGTCGAACTCCAGGCCCTTGGCTGCGGTACCGAACAGCGGCAGGAAGTCGTTGTTAAGCGCCTGCTTGATCCGCTCCAGCCGGGGGACGAGCAGCCACCGGGCGAACATGACCTCGTTGGCCTCGGCGTTGGCGCGGTTGACGTCGTCGACCGAACCGGTCAGCGCCTTGGGGAATCCGAACGCCTCGCGGATGATCTCGCGGGACAGGTTGCGCAGCTCCGTGAACTGCATGTCCCGAT